CACAGCACCACCCCGCCGCAGGCGATCATCACCACGACGAAACCGATCAGCGCCAGCGCCCAGCCGGGCTCGGTCTTCGGGGGAGGAGGCGAACCCGGTTCGCCTTGGGGGTAGCTCTGGGGGCGCATGACCGGCTCCGTCGTGGTGACGGGGCAGGTTCGTATATAGCGAACATAATTGTCAATCCATTTGTTCGGCATGGACGAACTAATGGGACGACAGATTCGGACGTAGTTTGCGGCGGCGTCCGTTGACTCGTTAACGATTGGCGGGCCTTGCTGAGTCGTTAACGGCAGTTGAGGGCGGGGGTGGCGTGTTACTTTTCGTTGTGCAGGCTTATCGGCGGGAGCTGGGCAATATGCGGCCCTCGACGCGACTTGAGTTCACGAGTGCGACCGAGGCGGAAGAGGTCGGCGCGGCCCTGGCGGGGTCCTATGCGGCTGTTCTTGTGTATGGATGCCGCGCAATTGACGGGGTCGAGGTCGCGGAGGATTTCGAGATCTTCTCGCGACATGGCGAGATTGACGAGGTGCTGGCGGCTTAGAGCCGCTGGCCGGTAAGTCTCAACCTTCACAGGCCGAGCGCTTCGTGCAAGTCTGCCGTGAACAATCGGGGGTTGAAGATGGGTAACGAGGGTGTTGGCTGGGTTCTGGTAGTGATCTGCTTGGCTATTTATTTCGCGCCGTCCATGGTGGCCTACGGACGCAGGCATAAGAACGCGGACGCTATATTCACCCTGGATCTCCTTTTGGGCTGGACCCTGATCGGGTGGGTCGCAGCCCTCGTGTGGGCCTTGACTGCGCAGACGGCTCAGGCGTCGTCGGCGCCAGCGGCCAAAGCCGCTACAGATCGCGCTTCAGAGATCGAGCGTTACGCGGCGCTGCACGAAAAGGGCATCCTGACCGCTGAGGAGTTTGCCGAGATCAAGGCAAAGCTCCTGGCCAGCGGCGACTGACCGCTAGGCCTCGGAACGTCGCAACTGCTGGACCAGCCCGGCGACGGCCGCACGGGCTTGGTCGTCAAGATCTTCAAAGCCCTCTGTCACGGCCAGCCAGTGTGGATCGGCTGCAAACGGATTGACGTCTAGCAGCCAGCCGGGCCTGACATTCAGCGCCTTTGCCATCGCGTCTATCGTATCGGCATTGAAACGCTGCGCCCGATTTCCCGTGCTGCGCAGCGCGCCGGTTTCCAGATCGCTGATCATGCCCTTGGTCAGGTCGACCTCGGAGGCGAGTTCTTCCAGCGTCAGGCCGCGATAGTCCCGCCACGCGCCAAGCCACCACCCGCTGCTGCTGCGGTAGCGATCATAGTCTGCTGTGCGCGGCTTTCGCGGGCGTCGGGCCATGTTCGTAGGGTACGAAACATTGACGTTGCGGTCGTTCCGCACATGACGAACGTTTCGTATTGGCAATAGGTTCGGCATGTGCGAACTATTCGCCATGGATATCGCAGCGCTTCGGGCTGAACTCGGGCTATCGCTAGGCGAGTTCGCAAAATTATTGGGCTTGGCCAGCAAGGGCTATGTCTCCCAGCTTGAGCGGGGCGAAGTGCGCTGCTCGGTGCCGGTGGCCCTGGCTCTTGAGCGGATTTCGGGCGGGCGCATCGACGCGGGCGAACAAAACGCCGACGTGGCCCTGGTGCGCCGGGCGCCCGAGATGGCGGACGCCGCCGCATGACCCCCGCCCTCATCCTGCCGCCCTGCGAGCCCGACGCCGTGGCCCGCGAAGGCGAAAACCTGCGCCGCGCGCGAACGGTGTTCGCCTCGCGCAAATCGATCGGCAGGGCCGTGGTCGGTTTCCATGCCGCCACCCTGCGGCAGGGCAGCGCAAGCGTCGTCCCTAAGCTCAAAACTCAATTCGGGGAGATGGCGGCATGACGTTCCGCCCGTTCAAGCGCCGCGAGCCCGGTTCGCTGCATGAGGCGCTGCAGAAGGCGATCGATGAACTGGGCGGGGCCAAGCGCGCCGCCGACCTGATCGACCGGGGGACGGACTGGCTGTATTCGGCCGCTGATCCCAATCGTGAGCGCGCCAAGGCGGCGCTGCTGAACCATGTCGAGCTGCGGACCCTGTGCCGGGCCGGTGCGACCGCCATAGCCATCGACATGGCGCACCAGGCGGGGGGTGAGTTTCTGCCGCCGCTGCCGCTGGCGGCGCCGGGGGCGATTCACGCGGCCCTGGCCAGCTATGTGACCGAAAGCCATCAGGTGATTTCCGAGGTGATCACGCGCGCCGCCGATGGCGTGTTTGACCGGCCTGACGCGCTGAAGGCCTTGCCGGAGATTGATGAGGCCCTGCGCGCGTTGATGGCGCTGCGGGCGCTGACGCTGTCGGTGATCGATGGCGGTGAGGTGCTGCGATGAGCCGGGTTGATCGTGCCCTATTGGCTGGGCGGCGCTCGCCCCGGCCCGCGGCTGTAGAAAACCGCAATGCTGGCCCGGCAGCTGGGGCACGCATATTCGGTTTTGTCTTGCCGTTGTCCGACGCGGTCTGGTTTCGCCTGCAGGATCGATTTCTTGTGCTGGCCGAAGCAGGGTGCGCAAAGCCATACGACTGGACTTGTCGGATCTTCCGTCGCCTGGCCGACGTGAGCGAAAGCGCCCGTACCGACCTCGGTAAGCGGATAGCGCTGGGCGTCTGCGACAAAGTTTTTGACGTCAACCAAGGCCTGTTCAAGAGCCTTTATGCGCTGGGTCAGCGCCGCTTCCGTCTGCACGGCCGTCATGACCTGGCTCTGTGCTTCGATGATCTGTCGCTGCAGATCGATGAGCTGGCTCTGGAATTTCGCCGAGGATGCGACGTCGACAAAGGATTTGGTGAGGTCGAAGGCGGCCTTGAGGCTTTCGAGCGCGGCGGCGGCTTCCAGCATTTCAGTTGCTCCGTGGGGTGTGTGAGAGCGCCCATGGATGCGCGAGTCGGCGGGGGCGGTCCAACCGCGCCCGCCGATGGCGCGGAGATCCGGCCATGACCGCGCCCCTGGACCCCGCCGCCCGCAAGGCCGCCGCGCGCCGCGCCTGGCTGGCCCTGACCGACCGTGCGGGCGCTCTGGCCGCCGCCGTGGTGGGCAGCGACGGCGAGGCGGCGACCGATGACCTGGACCTGCGCGGCGCGCTGCGGATGCTGGCCGAAGCGCCGTTTCCCAGTGAAGAGGCCAGTTCACAGCGGGCGGGCGATGCGTTCATCGCGGCCCTGCGCGCCCTGCTGGTGGCCGAGCGGCCCCGCCGCAAGGCGATCCTGGCCGAAGGGGTCAGGGCCACGGCGCGGGCCGTGAGCGAAGTGTTCGACGACGAGGCGGCGATGACGACCGCCATCTGGGCCACGCGCCTGGGCGCGAGGGGGTAGTGGCGTGAGCGGGGATCAGGTGATGACGGCGCGGGGACAGCGCCCGGATCAGCGTTTCGTGGCGGCTCAGCGGGCGCGCGGCATGTCTTGGGCGGCGATCGGCGGATTGATGGGCTGCGGTGTTCGGGCGGCTGAGGCGCGATATGGCGACGGCGCCACGGCAAGCCGCCGCAATGACCTGTGGAATCGCCACGCGCCTGAGGCTGAGGCCCTGACTCAGCTGCTGGACGAAGAGGGCGCGCCGGGCCTGGTGGGCGCGATCTATCTGGTGGTGCTGCACCGATGGCTGAGCGAGCGGGCCGGGCCTGCGGAACGCGCCGCGCTGGTGGCGTGGGATGCTCCGCTGGCCAATACGCTGACAGACCGGCCGCCGGTGACCGTTGTCCCGCCGCCGCCCGCCGAGGATTGGCGGGTGATCGGCCGCGAGGTGGCCGCCGATCACGACCTGACCCTGGCCGACATCATGAGCCGGGCCCGATCGGCGCGGGTATGTTTCGCGCGGCATGCTTTCTGGTGGCGACTGTGGATGCTGCGGCGCGGCGATGGATCGCGGCGCTTTGGGCTGGCGGGCATAGCGCGGATAGCGGGGCGGGATCACGCGACGGTGCGCGAGGGGCTGATCAAGCATGCCCGGCGCGAAGGCCTTGGCCTGGATGGCCTGTCGTGAGCGCCTCACGCGGCGCTGTGCGCCAGAACACCGCCGACCGATCGCACCGCGCGGCGCGCGATACGCACGACGATGATCCGCAGCGGGCGCTGTATCGGTCGCTCGACTATTTCCCGACCCCGCCCTGGGCGGCGCGGGCCGTGGGCGCGTTCGTGGCCGGGATCGATCCGGGCGCGGTGACCGTGGATGAACCGGCCTGCGGCGAGGGGCATTTCGCGCACGGTCTGAGCGACTATTTCCAGGTGCGGGCCAGTGACATTCACCCGTTCGGCTATGGCGCGGTGCGGGATTTCTTCGCGCCCTATCCGGCCGAACTGCAGCGCCCTGACTGGATCATCACCAATCCGCCTTTCGAGCCCGCCGTGCCCTTTCTAAAGCTGGCGCTGCAGCGCGCGCAGCGCGGCGTGGCGCTGCTGGTGCGGCTGGCCTTTGTCGAGAGCGTCGGCCGTCACGCGCTGCTGTTTGGTCCCGAAGGCGGGCTGACCTTCAAGGTGGTGTTTTCCGAGCGCGTGCCGATCGTGCTTGGCCGGTGGCATCCCGAGGATAGCTCGCCGGCGGCTTATGCGCTGTTTGTCTTCGTCAAGCGCCCGCTGGCCGACCAGTGGCCCGACGCGCCCCTGCTGCGCGCCTTCCCGCCCGGCACCCGCGACGCCATGACCAGGCCGTCCGACATGGCGTTCGCGAGGGCGGCGGCATGAGCGAGGGGGCGCTGATCTGGGTCGATGGGCTGACGGGGCTGGACGTCACCAGCAAGTTCATTCTGAACCGCATGGCCAGCTTTGCCGACATCGATGACTGCGTCTGGGTGCGCGTGGCCGACCTGGTGCAGCAGACCGGCGCCAGTGAGCGCACGGTGCAGTACCGGCTGCGCAACCTCGAGAAGGCGGGGCACATCAAGCGCACCGAGCGACTGCACCGGATCGGCACGCGGGTGATCCCGATCTATGAACTGCAGGTCGATCATGTGGTGGTCGCGGACGTTCTGAGGGACCGGAAAGACCGCCGAAACCGCGAGGCCGAGACCCGCGCTATGGGTGCAAGGCCTGCACCCATAGCTGACGCGGTTTGCACCCCTATGGGTGCAACTGTTTGCACCCCTTATGAGCCGATACGAGACTCTGAGTTAGCTGACGCTAACTCAACGCGGGCGCGCGCGCCTGAAGGCGTGGCCGAAGCGATCTGGGAAGGCTGGCCAGCAGCGGGCAGGGCGGCTTCCAGCCGTCGTCTGGTCGAGCGGGCGGTGCGGGATGAGCTGGCGGCGGGCGCCGACCCCGATCGCGTGCTGGCCGGGGCCACGGCCTATGCCGCTGATCGCAAGGCCTGGGGCTCATCTGGCCGCCCGCTGTCGCCGCACAAGTTCCTGACCGATGGCTGCTGGGAAACCCATGCGCCGGTCGCCAGCGCCGCAAAGGGCTCGGCGAGGGCGCGAACCGGGTTCGCCTGTGACCAGATCCGTGACGCCCTGGTGGCCGTCAAGGGCGCGCCGTGGGTGATCAGCTGGCTGGACCCGTGCAGCTTCGACGCGGCGTCCGGCGTCATCGATCCAGGGTCCAGCACCCGCGCCGCCAGGCTGCGCGAGCGGGACGTGCTGGCCATCCTTTCAGGGTTTCAGGTTCAGGTCAGGGAGTGCGGTTGATGGGTGCGGCAATGGCGGCGATTGAGGTTCAGGCGGGCGATCTTCCGGTGGTGGCCCAGCGTTGGGGCGTGGTGACCAGCCATCCGCATGCCGAGCGACTGGCCAAGGAAAACCTCGAGAACCAGGGGTTCGAAACCTATCTGCCGATGATGATCCAGGCGGGCAAGGCGACCAAGACGACGCCGAACCCGGCCCCTGTCGTCCGGCCGTTCCTGCCGGGCTATCTGTTCGTTGCCATCAATCCGACGATCGATCGCTGGCGGTGCCTGTTCTCGACGCGCGGCGTGCGGTCGCTGATCATGGCTGGCGTGCGCCCTGCTCTGGTTCAGGACGCCGAGCTGCAGGTGATCCGTAACTTCGAAGAGGGTGGGTTTATCAAGATGATGGATCCTGACAACGCCCCGCGCAGCTTCGAGAAGGGTCAGAAGGTGCGCATCAATGACGGCGGCGCCTTCCATGGCTTCGAGGCGCTGTTTGAGCAGTACCTTGACAAGAATCGGTGCGAGGTCCTTGTTACGGTCTTCGGTCGTCTGACCGGCGTCACCTGCACTCCGCTCGCATTGAAGTGAGCCGGAGTGCGGTAGCCGTTACAGACCTTGGCCTTTCCGCCCTCCTGGACATCGTGATGCTGACCCGCCGCTGAACGCGGACCCTGTTCGCTGCTGCGCCCGTCATGGCCCCAAGCCGTGGCGGGCGTTTCGCGTTCTAAGGATAGGACGGCCTTCACCGGCGCCCTGCGGTTCTCCCCCGCGTGTCGACTTGTCGGAGGCGTGGCCCTTGCCGATCATGCCTCCGACCTTTCGCCCGCCAACCCAGCGCACCAAGTTGGAGCGCGCGCGCGAAAGCGACAGCAGGCGCGGAAGCGCCCGTGAGCGTGGTTACACCACTGCCTGGGACAAGGCGGCGCGCGGCCATCTGCGTAGCCATCCGCTCTGCCGCTACTGCGAACTGGGCGGGCAAACCGTCAAGGCCGACCTTGTCGATCACCTTTACCCGCACAAGGGCGAACAGTGGCTGTTCTGGTTCAAGCCATTCTGGATCGCCTGCTGCGAGCCCTGCCACAACAGGTTCAAACAGCGCATCGAACGCGCCGGCCTGATCGCCCTCGACACCCTCGCCGAACAGCTCGGCCTGCCCAGTCTCGCGGTGGCCCGCCGCAGCGGGGGAGGGGGTGGGTAAATCGCTCAAACCCTTCGGGTCCCGGACCGCCGTGTTAACGCAACACAAGTTTGAGCGAGTTCCGGCCATCTTTTTTTCCGGAGGCTTCAATGCCAGGCCCGCGTCCTAAGCCTGCAGCTATCAAGGCGCAAAAAGCCGCGGTTCGCAGCAAGCGCCAGGCGCCCGCTCCAACCGCAGAGACGGCGGCCGGTCAGGTTCGCGTAGCGGCTCCGAAGCATCTCAAGGGCAAGGCCTTGGAAGAGTGGAACCTGCGCGCGGCTGACCTGGCCGCGCTGAAGCTGTTGACCAAGGTCGATGCCGGGGCCTTCGCCCGGTACTGCCAGAACGTTTCGCGCTGGTGGGGCATGATGGAAACGCTGGGCAAGGAAGGCGAGACCTATTCGGTCCAGTCTTCGCACGGCAAGTATATCCGCCCGCACCCGCTGGCCGCGCGCGCCGATGCGCTTGAGAACCGGCTGATCGCTCTGGAAGATCGGTTCGGCCTGAACCCGGCCGAACGTCAGCGGATCATGCAGGCTCGCGCCCAGGGCGGGTTCAGCGGCGACCTGTTTGACGAGCCCAAGGCGACGGAGAAGAGCGAACCCGGTTCGCCTGCAGCCCCCGCCGCCGCATCGTCCAGCCCGGTTGGCCTGCTGAACTGACATGGCGGCCAAGCGAAAGTGGGCTGAGCCGCCACGGCCTGACGCTCTGAAGCGGTTCCCGGCCGCCTGGTGGGATGGCGACACCGGCGTCTGGCGCGACGGCGAGTTCTGGTACGATGAGGCCAAGGCCGACAAGGCCGTGCGGTTCTTTGCCGAACACCTCTGCCTGACCGAGGGCGAGTGGGCGGGAAAGCCGTTCATCCTGGAAGGGTGGCAGGAACACGATATCGTTCGGCCGACCTTTGGCTGGATGCGCGCCGATGGCCGGCGCCGCTTTCGCCGGGTTTTCGTCTGGGTGGCCCGAAAGAACGGCAAGACCGAACTGGCGGCCGGGATCTCGCTGCTAATGCTGCTGGGCGATGCAGAGCCCGGCGGGCAGGTCTTCTCGATTGCGGCCGAAAAGGACCAGGCCTCGATCGTGTTCAACAAGGCGGCCATGATGGTCGCCTATTCGCGGACTCTGGGCGCCTATATCGAGTGCCTCAAAACCTCGATCTACTGCCCGCAGCTGAACGGTTCGATGCGCCCGCTGTCGGGGCGGCCGGCCGGCAAGCACGGCCTGAACATGTCGGGCCTGATCGGCGACGAAATCCACGAATGGCGCAATGGCGACCTTTACACCTTCATTCACGACAGCGCCGCCGCGCGCCGCCAGCCGCTTGAGGTCCTGATCAGCACGGCCGGGGTGAAGGGCACCCACGGCGAAGAAGTTTGGGGCGAGTGTCAGGCCATTCTGGCCGGCGAGATCGATGCGCCCGACACCCTGGTGGTGGTCTATGCGGCCGATCCCGACGACGACTGGACCAAGCCCGAGACCTGGGCGAAGGCCAATCCGAACCTGGGTGTGTCGGTCAAGCCTGACGCCCTGGCCGACGCCTGCCGCGAAGCCCAGCAGCTGCCGCGCCTGGAAAACGACTTCAAGCGCTACAAGCTGAACATGTGGACTGAGCAGGCGGTGCGCTGGCTGCCGATCGACGGTGTTGACGATCAGGGCCATCGCTTCGGCTGGGATCATTGCGCAGGGCCGGTCGACTGGAAGGATCTGGAAACCAAGCTGCTGGGCAAGCGCTGTTTCGGCGGGCTGGACCTGTCGGCGGTGCAGGACCTTTCGGCGCTGGTCTGGTGGTTCCCGGTGCAGGACGGCCTGGACACCCCGGCCTGTCTGGCGCGGTTCTGGAAACCGGCCGACCTGATCAAGGAGCACACGCGCCGCGACAAGGTCCCGTATGACCGCCTGGTTGAGCAGGGCGCGCTGCTGACCACGCCGGGCAATGTGATCGACCATGAGGCGATCCGCGCCCGGGTGATCGAAGACGCCACCAAGTTTCAGGTGGCGTTCCGTGACCAGAAGCGAGAGGCCCATCAGGGCGGCCTGGCCATCGACCGGTTCGACGCCAGCGAGACCTATGTGCGCCTGAACGGCGAGGGCCTGCCGGTCGTGCTGTATGGCCAGGGCTTTGTCAGCATGAGCGGCCCGGCCAAGTCGATCGAGCGGCATGTGCTGAGCAACGGCTTCCATCACGGCGGCCATCCCTTGTTGCGCCGCCACGCCCAGGCGGTCGCCATCGAGATCGACGCGGCCGGCAATATCAAGCCCAGCAAAGACAAGTCGACCATGCGCATCGACGGCATTGTGGCCCTGTGCATGGCCGAAGGTATCGCCGCCAAGGGCAGCGTCAGCGTCCCGATGGTTTCACCCTGGGACAACCCGGAATTTAGCCTTTTGGGGGCCCGATGAAGCTGTTTGGCCTTGATCTGCGCCGGACCCAGCCGCCCGTGGCTGAGGTTCGCAATGCCGAGAACCCGGCTGTGCCCGTCAGCGCGAGCAATTTCCTGCAGCTGATGGGGGTCGATGGCGGCAAGGTTCCGGCCGTGACGCTGGAAAGCGCGCTGCAGGTGCCGGCCTTCGCGGCCGGTGTGGCGTTCCTGTCGCGCAGCCTGGCCAATCTGCCCCTGCATGCCTATCGCTCACTGGGCGATGCAGGCTCGGAAAAGGTCGGCGGGCCGCTGCAGCGGGTGCTGAACGAGGCGTTCAGCAGCGAGTGGGGCAGCTTTGCCGCCCGCCAGTATCTGTGGCAGCAGGTCTTCACGGTGGGCCGTGGCCTGGCCTGGATTGAGCGCAGCGGCACCGGCATCGCGGCGATCTGGCCGATGGATGCAACCAAGACCACCGTCAAGCGCGTCGCGACTCGCAAGGTCTATAACTATGACGGCAAGAGCTATGCCGCCGCCGATGTGATCGACGTGCCGTTCATGCTCAAGCCTGACCAGCTGGGCGTTCACAGCCCGCTGCGCATGGGGGCCAAGGCCCTGGGCCTGGCGCTGGCGATGAATGACTATGCGTCGGGCTTTTTCGCTGGCGGCGGCGTTCCGCCGCTGGCGCTTGTTGGGCCCATGCCGGCTGGTGCTGAGGCGGTGAAGCGCGCCCAGGCCGACATCCGCAACGCCATCGACGCAGCCCGCAATCAGAATGAGCCGATCTTTCCCATCCCGCACGGCTATGAACTGAAGGCTGTCGGCCTGGATCCTGACAAGGGGCAGATGACCGAGGCGCGGCGGTTCTCGATCGAAGAGATCGCCCGCATCCTGGGCCTGCCCCCGGTGTTCGTGCAGGACCTGACCCACGGCACGTTCAGCAATACCGAGCAGCAGGACCTGCACCTGGTCAAGCATGTGCTGGCCCAGTGGGCCAAGGCGCTGGAAGAGGAACTGAACCTGAAACTGTTCGGCGCGGCCAATAACCGCCGCTTTGTCGAACACAGCATGGACGGCGTGATGCGTGGCGACTTCAAGTCGCGGATCGAGGGCATGGCCCGCGCGGTGCAGTCGGGCCTGCTGACCCCAAACGAGGGCCGACAGCTGGACAATCGCAAGCCCCTGGCCGGCGGCAATGTGCTGCTGATCCAGGGCGCAACGGTGCCACTGACCCAGGCCGGCGCCAACAAGACCACAGCCAACATCGGAGAGGCGAATGACCCGGGAAACGCGGACCCTATCGCGCAGGCTTGAGGTTCGCGCCGGGGAATCCGGCCGCACCATCGTCGGCTATGCCGCCGTGTTCAACAGCCAGACAGTGATCGGTGAGAACTATCAGGAGATCATTGCGCCGGGCGCGTTCGCCAGTGCGATGGGCGCCGATGTGCGGGCGCTGTTTGATCACGACAGTGGCCGGGTGATCGGCCGCACCACGGCCGGCACCCTGCGCCTGCGCGAGGACGCCACCGGCCTGGCCGTCGAGATCGATCTGCCCGACACCAGCGACGGCCGCGACCTGGGCGTGCTGATCGAGCGCGGCGACATCACCGGCATGTCGTTCGGCTTCAACGTCACCAAACAGGGCTGGGATGAAACCGGCCCTATCCCGACCCGCACCATTCAAGCGGTCGATCTGCATGAGGTGAGCGTGGTGGCCTTTCCGGCCTATCCCGACACCGCGATCGCCCTGCGCAGCCTCGATGAGGCCCGGCGCGAACGCCGCAAGCACAATTTCAGCGCCGCCGCCCAGCGTGTGCGCATGAAGGTTTCCCTGGACCTGAGGTCCCGGAGGTAGGCCAGCGCTCCCGCGCCACGCCGAACACCGCCGCCGCGCTTTCCGCGTCGGCGTGACATCGCTCAGAAATGGAGATCCCCATGAGCACCCTGAAAGAACTGCGGGAGCGCCAGGCGCAAGTCGTCAGCGAAGCCCGCGAACGCCTGGACCTGGTCACCGCCAACACCGACGAAAGCCGCGCCGCCGAGCTGGAAGCCTCGCACGACAAGGCCATGGCCGAGTACGACAAGCTGGATGGCATGATCACGCGCGCCGAGCGCACCGAAGCGGCCGAGCGCCGCGCTGAGGAAGTCCGCGCCCGTCAGCGCCCGATCCCGGGTGACGGCGAGTCGCGCGGCGACCAGGGCGCCGCAGTCGAGTATCGCAAGGTGTTCGCCAAGGTGGTCTGCGGCGTGCAGGTCGGCGACCTTGAGCCCGAAGAACGCGCTGTCCTGCGCGCCGGCGTCGCGGCGTTTGAGCAGCGCGCCCAGTCGGTGGGCACGGCCTCGGCCGGCGGCTATACGGTTCCGACCGAGCTGGCGGGCTTCATTGACCGGGCCATGAAGGCCTGGGGTCCGATGTATGACCAGGACATCTGCACCACGATCACCACCTCGAGCGGCAGTTCGCTGAAGGTGCCCACGGTCGACGACACGGCCGTCGCCGCTGAAGCCCACACCGAAAACGCGGCCCTGACCGACGACGGCGGCAAGGACGTGACGTTCGGCCAGAAGTCGCTGGACGCCTATGCCTTCGACACCGAGTTCGTAAAGTGGTCCTGGGAACTGAACGACGACTCGATCTTCAGCATGGAAACCCTTCTGGGCGACCTGCTGGGCGAGCGTCTGGGCCGCATCGCCAACGCCCAGCTGACCGTCGGCACCGGTTCCTCGGCGCCCAACGGCATCGTCACCGCCTCGGCCCTGGGCAAGACCTCGGCCGCCGTCGCGGCGATCACGACTGACGAGCTGATCGACCTGCTGCATTCGGTCGACCCGGCCTATCGCCAGTCGCCCAAGGCGCGGTTCATGTTCAACGACTCGACGCTGGCGGCCATCCGCAAGCTGAAGGACGGCCAGGGCAACTATCTGTGGCAGATGGGCGATGTGACGGCCGGTCAACCCGGCACGCTGCTGGGCTATCGCTACAGCATCAACCAGGCCATGGACTCGCTGGCCGCCGCCAAGAAGGTCGTTCTGTTCGGCGACTTCGGCAAATACTACGTCCGCAAGGTCGGCGCGCCGGTCATCGGTGTGCTGCGCGAGCGGTTCTGGCCGGACATGGGCATTGCCGGCCTGATCCGCTTCGACGGCGAAATCGGCCAGGCCGGCGCGGTGCGTCACCTGATCACCGCTGCGTCCTAAGCCCTCGCGGCTGACCTGAACGGAGGGCAGGGGCGAACCGTGTTCGCCTCTGCCCTTTCGGAGGACTGATCCATGAAAATCAAGATGACCACGGGCCTGTCGGGCCCTGACTATTCGCTGTCGCCCGGCGATGTGCGCGACTTTCCGGCCGCTGAGGCCCGGCGTCTGATCGAGGCCGGCTATGCTGTGCCCGATGCGGGGCCGCGCAAGGAACGCGCCGTCGAGAAACCTGCCGCCGAGAAGCGCGGCTGATGTGGCGCTCGCCCATCCTGGTGACGGCTGCGGGATCGCTGGCGGTCACGGTTGCCCAGGCCCGTGATGAACTGCGCGTTGATGGCGAAGCTCATGACACGCGGCTGGCGCGCTATATCGAGGCGAGCGCCAGTCACGTCGAGGCCGTGACGGGCCTGCGCCTGGTGACCCAGACGGTCGATCTTGTCGCCACTTCGTGGGGCGACATGGGCCGTTTGCCGCTGGCGCCGGTGCAGTCGATCACGTCGGTGGGCTATGTCGATCCTGACGGCGCTTCGCAGGTATTGAGCGGCGCGGCCTATGTGGCGCGGCTGACCGGCCTGCAGCCAGGGCTGAGCCTGGCGCATGGCGCATCCTGGCCGGCGACGCGCCTGGATTCCGACATCACCCTGCGGGCCGTCGTCGGCTATGGCGCTGCCGGCGCCCAGCCCGGCCCGATTGTTTCGGCCATCCTGCTGATGGTTCGGGCCCTGAACGACGAAGGCGTGATCGACGGCGTGCGGGCCACGGTCGATGACCTGCTGGTCAACTACCGCACGTTTGCGGTGTCGTGATGCTGGCCTCGGGTTCACTCGATCGCCGCGTCACCCTGCTGCAGCGGCAGATCAGCAAGGGCGCGCTGAACAGCGACGTCGAGGCCTGGCCGGAGTTCGGCACGGTCTGGGCCAGCTACAAGCCGGTCAGTGACGGCGAGCGCATGCGCTCGGCTGAGGTGGCCGCCACGATTGAAGCGCGCTTTCAGATCCGGTGGTCGGAGGGCGTGAGCGTGATCGATCCGACCTGGCGGCTGCGGTTTGCTGGCCGCGACTGGGATGTTGTGGCGGTCAAGGAAATTGGCCGCCACGAGGGCATCGAGATCAGCGCCGCCGCGCGCGCCGATCGGGTGGCGTCGTGAAGGTCAGTTTCACGGTCGATATGGAAGGCTTCCGCGACCTCGACGCGGCCTTGGGCGACATGAAGAAAAGCACGGCCAAGGGCGTGATGCGCCGCGCGCTGATGCAGGTTGGCCAGCCTATCGCTGAAGACTACGCCTCGCATGTGGCGGTCGACAGCGGCGCCCTGCGCGACAGCGCCGGGGTCGGCACGAAGCTGACCCGTCGTCAGGCCCGGCTGGCCCGCAAGGCCGAAGGCCGATCGTTCGTTGAGGTGTTCGTTGGCGCGGGCGGTCTGCCGCAGGCGACCCTGGAGGAGTTCGGCGACGAGTTCACCGCGCCCCGGCCGCGCCTGCGCGAAGCCTGGGATCGCGGCTGGCGCAAGGCGCTGGACAGCCTGGCCGAAATCCTTTGGGCGGAAATTCGCAAGACGCTGGACCGCGCCGAGAAGCGCGCCGCCAAGCGGCTGGCCAAGATGGGGCTGCGCTAGATGGAACAGGCGCTGATCGATCTGCTGCTGGCGACGGCCCCGATCACCGATCTGATCGACGATCGCCTGACGCCGGGTGTTCGCACCCAGGGCGCGGCGCTGCCGGGTCTGGTGATGAATCTGTTTCCGGCTGAGCGCGGCTATTCCCATCAGGGCGACGATGGCCTCGTGCGGGCCCGGGTGCAGCTGGACGCCTATGCCGACAGCTATGTCAGCGCCAAGGCGCTGGCCGATGCGGTCATGACGCGGTTGTCGGGGTTTTCAGGCGTGGTCGGCGATCGCCGGCTGGTGATCCTGGAAGCCCGCGAGGAAACCAGCTTCGACCACAGTTCACCCGACCACACGCATCGTCGGTCGATGGATTTCACCGTCTGGTCGCGCGCGGCCTGAGACTTTCAACCCCGGAGAAAATACCATGACTGGAGCCGTTCACGGTTTCGGCGTTGTCGTCAAACGCCTCAGCGCCCCTGACACCTATACCAGCATGGGCGAGCTGGCTGATATTTCCATCCCGACCCTGACCCGCGAGGTGAAGGACGCCACGCACCACGGCAGCCCGGATGGGTATCGTGAGTATATGCCCGCCCTGCGCGATGGCGGTGAGGCTACCCTGACCCTGCACTACCCGGTGGGTGGCCTGCATGCAGCTGGGGCCATGACCGACTTCGCAGCGAATGCGGCGAACGACTATCAGATCATCATGCCGGGCGCTGTTGGCGAAACCGTCGACTTTACCGGCCTGATCACCGAGATCAGCCCGGCCTCGCCACTGGATGACAAGATGGTTTATACCGTCAAGATCAAGTCTTCCGGCAAGCCTGTTTGGGCTGCGACGGCCTGATGAGCCGCCCGAGCATCAATCCCTCGGCGCATGGGGTGGTGCCGTTCACCGCTGACGGTCAGTCCTGGCGACTGGTCGTCAGCATGAACGCCCTGTGCCTGATCGAGGCGCGGGTTTCCGACGCCGAAGAGGTGACCAAGCTGCTGACGGGCGCCGACGCCAGCTTTGCTACGGTGCGCACCGCGTTCTGGGCGGCGTTGTCGGATCATCACCCCGATCTGACGCCGGAAGACGTGGGCCGCATCCTGGATCATGTGGGCCTGCAAAAGGCCGGCGCCCTGCTGGCCACGGCGCTGATGTCGTCGCTGCTGATGGTGGAGCCCGGCGCCGAAAACCCTCGGGTGGCGCGTCGGGTGAAGCCCGTTGGGACTGGGACAAGCTTTTCGGCCAATGGGTCGAGCTGGATCTCCCGCCTGATGGATTCTGGTTTCAAACGCCGCGCCGCCTAGACCAGATCTTCCGCGCCAAGGTCCGGGCGCGGGAACGCCAGCACGATGAGCGCATGCACCTGGCCTATCACGTCGCCGTGCTGGGCCGGGTCAGGGACATGCCGAGCTTTGACAGCCTGACCGCCAAGGCCCTGGCCACGCCGCCGCCGCCGCCGCCCAAAAGCCTGGATGAAATGCGCTCGCGGATTGCGGCCTGGCTTGGCCATCCTGGCCTTCAACCGTCCGACATTCAGCCAAAGGAGACCTGATGGCATCGTCGATCATCGGCGCCCTGCGCGCTGTTCTGGGCCTGGATACCGCGCAGTTTGAAAGCGGGGCCGACCGTGCCAAGGCCAAGGCGGGCGGCCTGAAAGCGGCGCTGATGTCGACCGCGTCCAGCCTTGGCCCTCTGGTGTCCGGCGCGGCGCTGGCGACCGTGGCGGTCAACGCCTTTGCGGTCGGCATGCGGCTGGCGGCGGAGGCGGCGGCGTTCGCCGATGATCTGGCGGCGCAGTCCTACAAGCTGGGCGTTTCGGCGGAGTATCTGCAGTCATTCAATTTCGCCGCGGGCGAAAGCGACGTGCCGGTTGATAAGGCCGCCGACGCCCTGATGGGGCTTTCGGCGGCGATCGGGGCGCTGCAGAGCGGCATCGGCGACGGCAAGATCCGCAAGGCCATGGAGGCCCTGGGGATCAGTCAGGGCCAGATCGACAGCTTCAAGTCGGTGGAAGACGCCCTGCCAGTGATCGCCGACAAGATCTCGCAGCTGGGCACGGTGACCGAGCAACTGCAGTTCGCCAAGAAATTCGGCATCGAGGCGCTGCTGCCGCTGCTGAAGCAGGGCAGCACCGGCATTGCTGAGATGATGCAGAAATCGCGCGACCTGGGCATGGTGCTGGGCGACGAAGTCATCACGCGCCTGACCGACATGAGTCGGGAAATGGAAATCGCCGATGAGCGGTCGAGGTTGGCCGGCCTGTCGTTCGGCGCCAACTTCACGCCGGCCCTGGTGGCGATGAAGAACGCTGCGGCCGATGCTGTGAACTGGCTCGCCAGCTTTGTCGATCAGTTCAATCGCCTTGAAGACCGCTCTGAGGCGACCCTTCGAAAGCAGGTCGAAAACGCCAAGGCGTGGCGAAAATTCTACAACGAAAAGGGCAATGAAGGCGCTGCAGCCAAGGAATTTGCGCGCGAGGTCGAGGCTACGGAAATGCTGATGCGGCTAGAGGCCGCGAAGAAGGCCGCAGAAAAGAAGGGCCGCCCGTCCGCCGGCGAGCTTCCTGAGCCCCTGCGGCCAACAGCGTCAACTTCCTCTGGCCGCTCCCGATCGTCGCCGGGTGGCGGGAGGGCCGAAGAAAGCTGGGCTGAGATGTTCGGGCGCGTCAAGGAAGACGCGAACCGGGTTCGCGACGAGGAGTTTGCGAAGGCCTTTGCCAAGACGGTCATCGATCCCAAGAGCCTGCAGGAGCCGGTCGGCAGCGCTGTGCTTCAGGGCATTCAGGATCGCATGGCCGATGTGCGCGCGGAGTTCTCGGACGCCATCTATAACGCCACGCGCAATGGCCTGGATGCGCTGCGATATGGCGGCCTGAAGGGCTTCACCAACTTCCTGGCAGACAGCTTCGCCCGGGCGATGAACGACCGGATAGCGCAAAGCGTTGCGGGGCTGTTCGACGGCAAGTCGGCCGGCGGCGGAACCATGAGCTTTCTGCGGTCGCTGGCGGGGTTTGACACCGGCGGTTCGTTTCAGGTCGGCGGTGTCGGCGGCACCGACAGTCAGCTGCGGATGCTGCGGCTTTCGCCAGGTGAGAACGTCTCGATCACGCGGGGCAATGACGGCGGCGGCCGGGCGACCCAGATCTTTCAGATCAATGCCCAGGGCGCGGTGCTGGCTGAGGGTCTGATTGCCGAAATGCAGTCGATCGGCATGCAGGCGGCCGTTGGCGGCGCGACGGGCGGCGCAAGCCTGGTTGAGCAGCGCCTGGCGCGGCGAGGAAGGCACAGCTTTCGATGAGCATCACCCTGCCCACAAGCCCCGGCGCGGCCGATCTGACGGCGCGGCTGATCGATTTCGGCGGCGAGATTTCGTCGGCCCTGGGCGCGGGAACCGTGCGGGTCAATCGCCTCGGCAATCGCTGGGCGTTTGATGTGCGGACGCCGCCGCTGGCGGGCGCGCAGGCGCGGGCCTGGTGCGCGGCCCTGGCCTCGGCCAGGACGGCGGGGGCCTTGTTTGCCCTGACCCAGCCGGGTCTGGATGTCGGTTCGCCCGGCACGCCCCTGGTCAAGGGCGCCGGTCAGACGGGTTCGGTGCTGGTGATCGACGGACTGGCCAGCAGCTATGGCCTGAAGGCCGGCCAATGGATCAGCCTGATCAGCGGCGGCCGCCGCTATGTGCATCAGGTTGCCGCCGACGTCACCGCCGTATCGGGCGAGGCCTCTGTGCCGATCACGCCGATGTTGCGGGTTTCGCCCGCCGACAACGCCACGGTCGAGGTGGCGGCGCCCATGGTTGAGGGCTTCCTGGGCGGCGCCGAGGTGAGCTGGACCGTCGACGCCGCCGGCCACGCCGGGCTTGGCTTTACCATCACCGAGGCGGCCTGACCCCATGGCCCTGACATCCGAGATGCAGGCGGCCCTGAGCGGGCCGGTTCTGACCCTGTTCTACGCCCTGCGCATCACCCTGCCGTCGCACACGGCGCGGATGGTCGATGGCGCGGCGGCGGTGAACTGGGATGGAACCCTCTGGACCGGCAGCGACACGCTGTTTGGAAGGCTGGACTCTGGCGAGCTGGGCGACGACGGCGTCGCGCTGGAAGCCCCGACCCTGAGGCTGACCTTCATTCCGCCCGACAGCAGCGCCGCCGCCGCGCTGTGCGCGCCCGCCAATCAGGGCGCGGTTGTCGAGCTTTACGAGGGGTTGATCGATCCGGTGACCGGCGTGGCCGTGCCGGATCCTGATCTGAAGTTCATCGGCGAGTGGGACATCGCCACCCTGAAGGTCGGGCGCGGATCGCGGCGGGTCGAGGTTGACGTGGTTTCGGCCTGGGATCGGCTGTTTGACCAGGAAGAGGCCGTGCGCCTGTCCGACGCCTTTCACCAGGCGGTCGCGCCGGGAGAACTGGCGTTCTCGCTGATCACCAGCGTGACGCAGCCGCTGATCTGGGGGGCGGATGCGCCGCGCCCGGTGACCCAGGCGGTCAATGCCGCCGTCAGCGATAGCGGCGGCTATCTGACGGGGTTCAAATGACCGCCAAGCGCGAGTTCATGACGCGGGTCAGCGCCGCCCAGGCCAGCTTTGACCGGTTCGACGGCGTGGCCTTTCGCTGGTCGTCGAACGACTGTGTGCGCCTGGCCGCCTTCACGCTGCGCAAGATGGGCCACAAGCCCGCCCTGCCGAAAGCCGGGGCCTATGGCTCGCTGCTGGGCGCGCGCAAGGCGCTGGCCGCCGCCGGATTCGACAGCCTGGAAGCGGCGCTGGATGCGATGGGCCTCGAGCGCATTGCGCCCGCCGCCGCCCTTCCGGCCGATATCGTGGCGCTGCCCGGCGAGGGGGGCTGGCCGGCCCTGACCGTGGCGATCGGCAATGGCCGGGTGCTGGGCTTCATGGGCGGGCGAGGCGGCGTGATGCAGCCGCGCGACTATGTGTGTGCGTGGAGGGTGCCTTGCCTCAAGTCATAGCGGTTGCCGCGA